AATCTATAGGTTTACCTTCTGCATCTTCCCATTCACCCTTAACATTTAATCCTGCTTTACAGCCAATAGCATCAAAGAATACATACATTCTTTTTAATACGCTACCACCTGTTATGTTTCCTCCACCATCTCTTTCTAATGAACCTGCTATTTTAATATCTCTAGTGTATTCACTACCTTTTTGGTTTATAGTTACATTAATAAAGATATCAGCCCAATCAAATTGTGAACTTTTATCTTCAAAGTTATTCAATGCTATTTCACAGATTCCGTAGAAACTGCTTCCGCTACTCATTTCTGGTCTAAATATAGCCATTATTTCTTCTCCTTATAGATTTGATTCCATTTTAACTCTATTTCCTTGCCTCTCAAATGAGGACTTCTACTTCCAGCTTCTAATGCTTCATTTGCCTTAAATGATACCATTAATTTGCCTTTATCTTCGTCTCTATAGACGTAACCTATAGCGTCACAATCTGCCATTAGCATATTCTTTAACTTTCCTGTTAAATCTAAGCTTTCTGGTTCAACTATAGCTTTGCTGTCAACAACAGCTCTTGCCCATTTCCTATGTCCTATAACTATTACATGAGGAAATATTTCTTTCATTACCTTTACGGTATTAAGAACTTTCTCTCTTACTAAAGCAAATCCCTTACCATAAGCTAAATCAACTATTGAACTAACACCTTCTTCTTTACATACAGATTCTTCAGCCCAAACGGCTATCTTATCTATAGTGTCAATTGCAACATATTTATACTCATGACCATCGCTTGCTTCTTTAAGAATTGCGATAAGTTCTTCTCTATTATTTGCCTCTTCTATATATCCATCTACCATACTTGCACCTTGTTCTGTATCAATTATTAAACAATCATTTAATTGACTAAGAGCTGTAGTTTTACCTACTTTTGGTGCTCCATATAATAGCATTACTTTTGGATTTTGAGAGACAGCTTTTCTCTTAACTTTTTTCAAAGCCATATCAATCTCCTTCTTATTTTTAATGACGAAAGGGGGCTAGAGAGAGGGCTCTAGATTTATTACGGCAACTACCTCTCTCCAGCTTCCTAACTTACAACATATTAAGCATTATAACAAGTACTTTTCTCTACTGTCATAGTGGGAAAATTAAAAGACAAAGCAACTTCGTGAGGTTGACACGTCAACACTTTACGAATGGTATTTGCTATAAAACTCCCTGACATATTTGAACAATAACTTGTAGCTTTCATGTTGCACGGTTCTGTACTACCATCTTCATCCGCATACCAAGTCTTTACATAATCATTATAATTGGGCTTAGTAAATGTGTACTGTTGATAATGCTCAGCTCCCATTCTACCATCAATTAGTAATCTTGGTTTATACTTAATACAATTAGATACAGCTTCTAATCTTGACTTCATATTATCAAAGCCTATTATAACTATATCTTTATTATTGCCATTAGACAACAATTCTTTAAACAACCCATCTTCACATACTATTTCTGCAAGGTCATTAATATCTTTTATTTTAGATTTTAACATATCTACTTTAGCATGACCTACATCATATATAGTATATTGTGATACTCCTATATTGGCTGATTCAACTTTATCATTATCATATAATACAAACTTATCAGCTCCCATCCTAGCAAGCTGAGTGGATGCAGAGCTACCAATAGCTCCACACCCAAGTATATGAAATGTATAATCGCTTAAACAGTCAATAATCCCTCTTGAGCGACTATTAATATCCATAAGCACCTCCCCATAAATAACTTTGTTCACATCTAGTTTGCATTTCAGTATCTTTCCAGTTAAGCATATCATCTGATGTAGTTACCATTAACATATTAATAACTGATTGTTTATTCCCTTTTACTTCGTCTGCAACATTTATAGAAAATGGGTACTTTTTATCCTTAAGAATTTTATTCATTTTCTTAATTTTCTTTCTCCATTCACTAACACTCATGCCAGCTTCCATAAAACTATCATTAACTTTGTCTAGTTCTTCTATAGTTTGCTGATAACCATCTTCTATTATTAGATGTTCTTCTCTTTTATATGGTTTATAATTGCTATGAAAACCATTACGAAGGCCAAATTGACCTTGATGAACAGTATTATGAACAATAGAATCATCTTCACATAGCTCTTTATAAAGAGTTTTCATCTTATCAGTGATTTTGATACGATTCTTCTTTTCAATAGTCAAAGGGATATCATAATGTTGAGCTATAGGTAATCCTACTGCTTTCCATATGCTTACTCTGAATTTATATTCTTCTCTAAGATTAACAACAAGAGCTAATGAAAAGCTTTCATTCTCCCATGCATTAATCTCATTTTCATCAGTTCCTGACCAGAATGCTCCCATAGTATGATGTGAATGCCACCAAACATATTTCATTGATTTATTCTTATGTTTCATAGCATATTTCATCTTATATGCAGTCACAGCATCACCATCTAAAGTAGTATTTGTCCCTGTATTCTCTTGCTTAAGTATTTCTACATCAGAGAGTTTATACCTTCCATCTTTCTGTGGTACAGCTGTCATTAGTCCTGATATTTCGTTTTTGTCTTCTTCATAAGCAATAGTAGCCCATGCTTGAAGTTCGTTCCAGTCTTTCTCTGGAATGTAAAACATTTTACTTAGCTCTTCCATGCTATCTCCTTTCTGGACTTGTAGCCCATGCTAACATTGATTCTTTAATTTCATCTTCATTTAACTCTTTTGGTTCTTTGACTTCTTCTGGAAAGTAATCAAAATATTGACAGATTATACTATAAAAAGATATTATAGTACCATCATTTAAGTTTCTATTATAATCATAAACAGCTTGTATAGCTAGTCTTATAAATTCATAATTAAACTCTTCTTCATCATCATGATAAGGAGGCATATGCATCATATAGTCTCCTAAATAATTAGCTCTTTCATCAAAACTTGCGCTATAATCATAAATCCATTCGCCTATCCAGCCTATTATTGCTTCTACTTGACAATGTAATTCAGTTTTCTCTGTAATATTTATTAATCTATCATTATATCTTCTGTAATGATTACAAGTATCCCTTAATTGACATTTAATTTCATTACATGTAGATATGTTTTGATGTAATCTTTCCATAAAGTTATCACCATCCACACTTGCTCTTATTCTAACACCACAATTATCAGCAACACCAGATAAAGTACTTGCGTATTCCTTAGAATAGCTTTCAGGTATTCCATAATGAAGCCACTGAGGATTATTATATGGATTTGAATGACTTGTGCTATAATATTGAGCCCAATTCATTAAATGCATAGACATTTGTATGAAATCTAAGTTCCTAAATGCCTTACTAATATCATCAGTATATTTATCTAGACATACAGTTCCATATTCTGTACCATTTCTATATTGCTGTGAAATATATGGATGCCTAAGGTTACCATCATTTGGTTTACCATAATCACCATATAGTATCCATTGTGTATTAATCCTATTGATTAAATGTCTAAATGGATATGCAAGTATAATATGAATAGTTTCTAAAGGTATTTCCTGTATAGACTTACTACCACTATAAATAGATATATTTAAATCATGTAATTTTATATCAAAATATATTGGTGTTCTTCTATCTTCGAAATTAGTGCTCATAAATGGCATAATAATTACTTTACCTTCTGTTAAATCTTTTACTAGCTTACATTGAGTATTAATTATCTCTACCATTTTATTAGCTTTTCCTTGAAACTCATTTATATCAACATCTTTAGATAATCCTGATTGTTTCATTTCTCTTTTGACTCTCTCTAGCTCATTTGCTTGTCTATAGACATAACTTAAATAATTAGCTCTATCTTTTGTTCTAATTATTCTATCAGCTACGCCTTTAGCCTTTTTATTTAAAGCAAGTCTATGTAGTATCATTTTATCTATTTTATCGTATGTTCCAGGTTTCCAATTCCATTTATCTGTTACATCTATTCTATCCTTTATATAATAGTGTAAATCACTATTAAATCTATCTAATAATGTAAAGAATGCGTCTTGAGGACCTGTAGCTATTGCATTTGCCATCTCTTGAGTCATATTATCTAAACAACCAATATCAGAGACATCAACATTACTTCTACCATTAAAATATTCCATAATATCTCCTAATTTGTATTAAATGAGAGGTTACACGGAGTTTACTGTCGCAACTCCCCCTCTCTAGTATTTCTTCTCCTTTTGCTTACATAAATTTTATTCAGCAACTCGGGTAATACCGTAACAGGCATATTAGCCTCCCACTCACCTCTCATTTAATTATTATTGTTTACTTACTTACTATATTTAATATAATAAGTCATACCACCAACTTTATCATTGCTTGTATATGCTACATAAGCACCATCTTCTAAAGCAAAATCATTCTGCCTTATAGTGCCACCAACATTTACATTAGCATCAGCTGGTATTTCAAGCTCATTTCTAAGCTCTCCAACTGTTGAAGATGTCACATCTCTTGATGTAAATTCTCCATTATTTAATAAGTTAATATTTCTATTATCTGGCATTGCTAGCCCCTTTCTCTTTACTTGTTATTGTTATATTACGAGCTTCTTTTAAGTCTG